AGTTAAACTACAACATGCCAATGCAAGAATGGAAAAATAAAATTGCCTATACTATGTGGAATAAAGAAGAAGTTAGCTCCGGAGCTTGTTGGGCTCATTTAAAAGGCGTGTATTTTAAATGAACGTTTACATTTATCTTTTTACAAAGAATAGTCCGTTGTTTTGAATCCATGCCTTTTTACTGACTTTATCTTTCTTTACATTCATCGTAGTTACTTCTCTAATTTTTTTAGTTGTGTTTGCATCGTAACTAAATCCATAATGATCAAATACACTAATCCAATATTCTTCAGTATTGCAGTTAACATGATGGTGACCGGCCTTTCCGGGCGGCGCAAAGGTAATTAGCGCATACTTTCCTTTTGCGAAGTCTTGCATATAGTTGTCTTGATATTCTTCGTATACATGTTCTAAAAATTCCACACTCCAAACTAAGTCTACAAACATGTTAAGAGGACTCGGCCCTACGGTATAATCGTGTATAGTAATCCATAAAGGATCAATATCTCTTTCAACTGTAAAATCTCCATCAATACCAGAAGCCGCAATTCCGTTCTCTCTTGCAAGTTTTACCATTCCTGCAGGACCGCAGCCAATGTCTAGCATTGTTTTAATATTAAACTCTTTTTTAAGAAAATCAAGTGTACCTTGATCAACGTGTGTGCGACCTTTATGTCCGCCAAGGTGTTCAGGTAATTTATTCATTTCCAATATTCCTCTGTTCTTTTAATTTTTAAATCGCTTAATTTGCTGCGGCCAATTGATTTGCGATCACCTTTTAAATGATCTAAGTAGGCTCCCCATTCACTATTAATTAATGGGTGTCCTTCGCCTGATATTAAATGACTGCTCCAATCTAAATTGTTTAATGTCTTAAATTTTGTCCTAGCGGCATCAAATACAAAACTATCATGCCATTCATTTAATGTAAAAATACCCGATTCTGCATCATCATACATGCGCTGAAATTCTCGTAAGAATGATCTTACTAATGGAGATTTAAGATTCATTGAGTACAGACCACACTCGGTATATTTTCCTTTACGACCAAGAAAGCATAAATCTTTATCGACAGGAATTAATTGCTCTAAACGCTCTTTAGTAATAGGACTATGACAAATTGTGTCAGCATCCATCCATACTAACACATCTGCATCTGAATACTTTGCACAATCAAAAATAGCATAAACTTTATGAGCAAAGCGTACAGCATCCCATTTAAACCCTTTACCTGAATCTTTACGTTTACTACGAATAGGATCAGCGCTAACGTCTCCATTTGCTTTAGGAACGTTCTTCCATTTTTCTTTAAATTCTGTTAATCCTTTAACGTCGTCTAAACTAGTTAATGAAACATGTCCGTGATGGTTGATGATTGGATAACATTTTTCAGGATAGATATGAAGTGTAACTTCTCCAGGCCAATTTTTACAAAAGGTGTCTATCATCTTTTGTGCATACGTCTTTAACCCTTTTTCGTGAAAGGTTGTTACTACTGCTATTTTCATGGTTGAAATTTCCATATGTGGTATACACTATGTTGATCGACACAGCGATAATGATTTTTATATAATGTTTGAGATTTATCTCTACCAATAGGATCATTGCCCTCTATTAAAATTAAAGGGCGCCATTGATGCCATAACGGTAAAGTTTGTTCTAGGCTAGGCAAGTATTCTAAATCTACAAGAATTGCAGTTACATTTATAGCATTCAATATTGAGATTATCGATTCTTTAGGAACTAAGTTCTTAGCCTTAATACTACTAAGCTCATTGGAGAATATAAAAACAGTTTCAAATATATCTAACAGATCAGTTAATCGTTTGAACCCATTGCCGATGACTACTGCATTTTGTGGATGCTTTGATAACTTAGATAATCTTTTTTTAAACTTGTCCATAAGAATCATTAAATACTGCTATATTTATAGGATCTTATGCGCTTCAGATTATATCGAGAACACGGTGCCCTAAATAGTCAACCCATCTTTGATGCGTTTGAAGCTGGCTTGAAATTGCTTGGGCACGAGAGTGTAAAAACCGGAGATGCTATTCCGGTAATTTGGTCAGTATTGTGGGCCGGCCGAATGGCTGCTAATCAAAAAATTTATGATGAAAGTCGATCCGCCGGAACTCCTATAATTATACTTGAGGTGGGCAGTCTTGTAAGAGGTACTACTTGGAAAGTTAGTGTTAATCATATTAATGGACTTGGAATATTTGGTAATGATATTAACTTAGATACTGATCGTCCAACTAAGTTAGGAATTAAGTTAAACCCAATACAAGAAAAAAGACGGGGAGATATTTTAATTGCTACCCAACATTCGCACAGCCTTCAGTGGGCCGGAATGCCATCTATGAAGCAATGGACTGAAGATACTATTGAAAAAATTCGACAATATTCTAAAAAAAGAATTGTGGTTAGATATCATCCTAGATCTCCTTTTCCATTAAAAATTAGAAATATTTTTATAGAAACTCCAAAAAGAATAATTGGGTCGTACGACGATTTTGATATTTTTTATGGGTATCATTGCGTTATAAATTATAACAGCGGTCCTGCAGTTCAAGCAGCAATAAATGGTATACCAGTTATTTGTGACCATTCAAGTTTAGCAGGTCCGTTATCTGGTACAATTGAAAACATCAACAACATTGTACTACCAGATAGAGAAGACTGGTTCTTAAGGCTTTGTCACACAGAATGGACTATTGGTGAAATTACTAAAGGTATACCATTAACAAGATTGTTGGGTAAGATTAGTTGACATCTGTGTTGGGCGGTGCTATAATAGTTAAATGCTATCATCACCTCGCTATATCGAAGACATTTTTTCTGATTTTTATCACGCCTCTATTTTTGACATAGACATCCAGCATCAAGATCAAAGTGCTAGCCAAAGTTTCTATGCGTCTATCTTAGACAGTAAACCGTTGACTCAGAATCAAGCAAACTTCTTGCTAAAGATACTAGACAAGTATAAAGTAGTAATGGCACGGCACGGCCTTGATTATCAAGACGATATCAAAACACCAAAGTGGAAAAGTCCTTTTAGGATTATTGATCTAACCAAAAGCATTTGGGTTGAGCAAGATGAGCACACGGTCCCTGTGGTTTGTATGAAATTTCCTTACCAGATCAAAGCTGCATTTGAATCTGAATTTAGAGATTTAGTTAATGGCACTTGGGATCACGAAAGGAAGATGCGCCGTGTGTCAATTTATAAATGTAACTTAATCCAACTGCATGACTTTTCTGTAAAACACAATTTTGAAATTGACGATACCTTGCTAATAGCACTAGGTGAAGTTGAAGAAATTTGGGCTGCTCCTGAAGAGATTTCACCAGCATCTGCCTTAATTGCAGATTGGGTAACCTTACTAAACTCTAGTAATGAAACTAATTTATGGTGGAACGAACACTGCACAGGAAACTACTCAAAAGATCTAATGTTGGCAAAGAGTATGGGCTATTGCTACGAGGGCATGCCGTTTAGCACTGTTGAGAAGATTGCAGCATCGCAGTCTAATGCGTTTTGGATTAAAACTAATAAAGAGCTACTGGACCTGCACCATCGAGTAGGCGGCAAGATGTGCATTGTGCTGGATCGTGTAAGTGATACTATTAATTGGTTAACAAAATTTGCAGAAGATATTGATCGGTCGGATATTAATCGCAACAAAGTTAGAGTTTGTTTCAGAGCAGAAAAAGGAGCAAAGACTGACATAAATGAGTGGATTAAAGATAATGGTTTCGGCGGCAAGGTTGAAGATGGTGACATTTTAATCTTTGAACAAAAGCCGGCAAAGTGGTTGTTTAAAGAACAAGATTCTGTTACACTATTAGTTACAAACAACATTTATCCGCCTACAAGCATAATAGCAAAGGATTGGTTCAATACTCATCCTTGCGTAATTTTCCTAGGCGATATTAAGCCATCAGAACAAAAAGGACAACCAATTGTCGAGCTGTAAACTTACAATCAGAGACGAAGTAAACATTAAGGTAGACGGACTTAGCGTAGAGACACGACGTAAGATTGTCAACAAATTAAAATTTGAGCTGCCATATGCACGACATATGCCGTCATATAAATTAGGAAGATGGGATGGAACTAAAACCTATTTCAGTATTGGTGGTACTGGTTACCTTGCACATTTGGATGTTATCCTACCTATTATAGAAGAAGCCGGATACGAAATTGAAGTAGAAGATCTACGTGAACATCATGAACTAAAATTTCCACAGATTGATGGGAACTATTGGGCCGATCGAGGTAAGACTTGGCCTAAAGGACATATAGCAGCAGGACAACCAGTTGTACTTCGAGACTATCAATTTGATGTAGTTAATAAGTTCTGCGAGAATCCGCAAGCATTGCAAGAAGTTGCAACTGGCGCAGGCAAGACGCTTACCACAGCAACATTAAGTCATTTGTGCGAGCCGTATGGTCGAACTATGGTTATTGTTCCCAACAAGAGTCTTGTTGTGCAGACTGAAGAAGATTATAAGAACTTAGGTCTAGACGTTGGAGTTTACTTCGGCGATAGAAAAGAACTAGGAAGAATGCATACTATATGTACATGGCAAAGTCTAAATGTGCTTGATAAGAAAAGCTACGATACCGCAGTATTGAGCCTAGCTGAATTTATTGAAGGTGCAGTCGCAATCATCGTAGACGAATGCTTTGACGGAGATGCGTTAGTATTAACCCCATCCGGGTATGTAGCTATCAAGCATATAGGCATTGGCGATACGGTTATTAACTATTCCGAGAAAACTAAACAGTTTAAAATTGATACAGTTGTAAACTCGCATGTAAATCTGACAAATACTAATAGCGAAAAAATGTATGAGCTTGAATTTGATAACGGATCAAAAATACAAGTTACTGGTAATCATAAATTTCTTACTAATTTAGGATGGTGTCGTGCAGACGAATTATCAGATCATCACGAAATTGTAAATAAAACATAAATACATATAACTAACGCAGAGATGTTTATGAAAATTACATACAAAGAATGGATTAACAGATTAAATCATGCATTGATAACGGCTGAACAGTACACTCGGGTTGTGGAATACGGAAAACAAACATTAACTTTATCAACGGGCGACGTACTAACTGATAGTAATTTTACACGTTTTAAAAAACGAGTATTAAGTACAAATACCGATAAATGGGTAACTTCAATTGATCAATTGTTAAATGGCAGCGTTTCTGAAAAAGATATCAAATCATACCTTAGCGCAATAGGCGGATTTGCTTGCCAACGTATCCATGGTGAGAAATTAAAAAAGAACTTGAATACAGGTGTTCCATGGAGCAAAGGACTTAAAGGAAGTTATCCATATTCTTCTCCGTGCTCTGATGCTACAAAACGAAAAATTAGTGAAAAAAATCAAGGGGAACGGAACGGAATGTATGGCACCGTTATGTCAGCTGAAAAAAAACAAGAAAAATCTCAGTTGATGCATGCTATGATATTAGCAGGAACATTTACTCCAAATTCTAATAATAGAAATACTCATTGGGATGCGGAATATAATGGTAAAAAATATAGATCAAGCTGGGAGGCGTTGTATCAATATATTAATCCTGTTGCAGAATACGAAAAATTTAGAATTGAATATATGTTAGACGGGAAAAATAAAATTTATATTGTAGATTTTATTGATAATGTTAATAAATTAGTAATTGAAGTCAAACCGCGTGAGCTATGCGTGGGAGACAAATTTAATGCAAAAATAAATGCACTAACTGGTTGGGCAACTACAAACAATTATGCTATACTGATAGTAGATAAAGAGTGGTTTCGGTCACGTCCTATCAATATAGATTACAGCAAATTTGATATTAAGACCTCTAAAAAAATTAAGAAAATTTATGAAATTAAAAATTAGAACAGAAATCAGCAAGCCTAATAAAGTTTATAATCTGCATGTAGAAAATGATCATAATTATGTTGTTGCAGGTGCAGTAGTATCCAATTGCCACCAAGCTAAAGCAGAAGTTCTAACAAAACTACTAACTGTTAACTTTAAAAATTGTGCTATTCGTTGGGGATTGACCGGTACAGTACCTAAGGAAGCATTTGAGTTTCAAGGCATCCTTGCAGCTATTGGTCCAGTTATTAATCGAGTATCTGCACACGACTTACAAGAAAAAGGTGTGTTAGCACAACTAAACATTAATGTATTACAGACTAACGAAGTAGAAGTGTTTAGAAGTTTCTCAGACGAATATACCTTCTTAGTTACGGACGATAGTCGATTGACCTGGATGGCAAATAAAATTAAAGAGCTGTCGTTGACTGGCAATACTCTAGTATTAATCAATCGTATCGATACTGGTAAGCAACTAATTGAAAGAATACCAGAAGCCGTCTTTGTCAGCGGCGGTATGAAATTAGATGATAGGAAAGAATCATATGATGAAATTAAAACAAGTACTAATAAGATTATTGTGGCGACTTATGGTGTGGCCGCTGTGGGCATTAATATTCCTAGGATTTTTAATCTGGTTCTTTTGGAACCCGGAAAGAGCTTTGTTAGGGTTATCCAGTCTATTGGACGCGGTATTAGGAAAGCGGAAGACAAAGACCATGTAGAAATTTGGGATATTACATCAGCTTGCAAATACAGCAAGAGACATTTGACAGAAAGAAAAAAGTTTTATAAGGATGCACAGTATCCTTTTACAATTACCAAGGTAACTAGATGAGAATTTTAACACTAAACAATAGGTCATTTGACCTTAACGACTTACCAGATGAGGTAGATGAAGATACTAGATTTTCAGTATTAGATAATTCTAATCCTAACGATCCTGACTTCTTTTTCATGCCACTGATCTTTTTAGAATCTTTTAATAGTCCGGCTATTTTGTTAAATATTGGCGGACACGAAATTCAAATGCCTTTAGATTGGTGCATGGTAGTTGGCGATAAAGAATGTGGGCTTGATCCAGAAGTATTGCCATTGACTAGCATTAACGAACGTGGATTTGATGCATTGTGTTTTAATCCGATAAACGGATTTAGAGCAGAGTTTATGCCGATTGAGATTGTAAATATATACCAAGACGTAAAATGGTATTTCCCTAAAATGAAAAACGGACACTTGCTTACTGTTCCATTGCATGACGGTCCAAGCCCTCCTTGTGTTTATTTTGTTAAAGAAATATCAAGGCAAAGTGAAATTGTACAACTAGATAAGGTGATTTAATGCCTCAATCATGTATGGTTGATCACCGGAGAATATCTAGCGAAGTAAAAACATCACTGCTTCCTAGACGGTGTTATCTCAGTGGAAAGAAATTATGGCTTAAACGGTGTCGAGTAATATATACAATACTAACTGGCCCTGGCGATGCGATATATGAAACGTATTGGTGTGACCCGGCAGAATTTTTATTATATGAATTAAGGAGAACAAATTAGTTGTCCTCATTGTAATAAAAAAGGAGGTAAACCGTCTATGACTAGATGGCATTTTAATAGTTGTAAGGAGAAAAAATAATGGGAATTCGCGCTGGTAAAGTATGGGGGGCCACTGAACTCCTTGAAGCAAACGGTGTATTAGAATTTCACCGTATTGAAGCGGCGTCGGGCGGCGTATGCTCAAAGCATCGACACAAATACAAATGGAATGGCTTCTTTGTAGAGTCAGGTGAAATGATTATTCGAGTGTGGAAGAACAACTACGATCTAATTGACGAAACAGTATTAACTGCCGGCCAATATACCAAAGTTGCACCGGGGGAGTATCATCAATTTGAAGCTGTCACTGATTGCATTGCCTTTGAATTATATTGGGCAGAGTTTGATCATGCCGATATCGAGCGCGAAACAGTAGGACATGCAAAAAATGGGAAGTCTTAAACCTGGAGCAACATATATCTACGAGCGTAATGGTGAGGAAATATATGCTCGCGAGCTCGGCGAAACAGATCGTACATTAGTTGGATACAAATACGAAATGGGAAGAACTCCTGATCCTCGAACAAGTGACGGACGCCCGCTAATTGATCACATACGAGAAGATAAACTTTGGGGCAGCATTCGGAGAGAAGCAAAGACAAATACAGCTTTACAAGCAGCATTAGACCATGCTATACTAATATATCACTTGAGTAAAGACGATGGGCAAAAATAAACACGTAGATCTTTTTAATGACATAATTCCTGCTGTTGATCTCGGTATCAAAGAATTGTGGGACGCTGCTACTGATGAAGGCAAAAAAGAAATTAAAGGCGACTTCTTCAATCTTACTAGATTTATCAGCAGTGTTGAGAGCAATAACAGAGAGCTACAAGAACATTTTGTATTGACTGTCAATGAATTCTACAATAAGAATTGGAATGACATCCAGAAGCATCCTAAGTTAGTATGGCAGACTTTATGTTCGTGTAGTCATGAAAGCAAGAAGAAACAGTTCCACGAATGGATTCCGTTAAAGAAGCAGAAGAATAAAAAAGTAGCGTTCTTAGCGGAACTGTTTCCCGATATGAAAATGTCGGACGTTGAAACTATGTCTATAATTACAACCGATAAAGAAGTAAAAGCATACTGTGAGAAACTTGGTTGGGATAAGAAAGAAATCAATGCAATTAAATTTTAAGTGCGAACATTGTGAAAAACTATTTGCTAAAGAAAAGACTTTAGTAGTTCACATCTGCGAACAAAAACGTAGGCATTTAAGCAAGGGCGAGAAACATGTTCAGATGGGGTTGTTAACATTCCAACGTTTCTACGAGCTTACACAAAAAGCAAAACAGGCAAAGACATTTGATGAATTTGCATCAAGTAGTTTCTATACAGCCTTTGTAAAGTTTGGCAGCTTCACTGTTAATACTGCTCCTATCTATCCAGAACGGTTTGTTGACTTTGTTATCAAGAGCGGAGTTAAACTGGATCACTGGTGTAGAGACGAATTGTATGACAAATATATTAGCGAGCTTATTAAGATTGAGCCAGCCGATGGTGCAATTCAGCGTACTATAAAAACTATGATGGATTGGGCTGATGATAATAAATCACAGTGGGAGCATTACTTTGCCTATGTCAATTTAAATAGAGCTACACATGATATCAAAGAAGGACTAGTCAGTCCTTGGATTATATTAAATACCAAAGCTGGTAAAGAGATGCTGAAAGGCATGAATGATGAGCAACTGGCAATTGTAGGGCCAGTTATCGATCCGCAGTTTTGGATGAGACGTTTTAAATCTCTACCAGCAGATACAGAATTAGTTAAAGACGTTATCAAGGAGGCGAAGATATTATAATGGCAAAACGACCTGAAGAAGAAATTAAAGAAATAGAGTTAGCTGAAAACGAAACTTTTATTTCGGATGACGACATTGATGTTGAAGTTGTAGTAACTGAAGATACTAACGAAGTTTTTGTAAAGTTTTCTGGCTTTGCTGACAGCGAGGATGCTGAGGAATACGCACAGTTCCTAGCAGAAACATTACCTTTACTTTTATTCGAAACAACAAGAATACAATGAATAATAGAATAACAACACTATAGTAAATTAAATGTCTGAGAAAAATACAACAGCAACGCTTAGAAGTTTTACAAACATAGGAGTTTTAGAATCAACACTTCCGGACGATCTTTTCCAGTTTCTAAAAACTTCTATAGATAATTTAACTGAAGACTCTGAAACTTACAATCTAAGACTGTCAGGCCACATCCGAGAAGAATATTCATTAGATCATATTAATGACACAATGTCTAGTTACATAATTGCATTAGCTAATGCTTGGCATGC